GCCAAGTTAACATACTGGACTCAAACTATGAATAACTTTGGTGTTAAAGTCATTGGTAATAATGAAAATGAAGAAATACAACAGTTCGACACCTCTCTTGCAGATTTAGACGCTGTGATTATGTCGCAATTCCAACTTGTCGCAGCAGCAGCAGAAGTGCCAGCAACGAAACTCCTCGGCACTACCCCAAAAGGGTTTAACTCAACTGGTGAATATGATGCACGTTCATATCATCAAAAACTCACCAGTATACAACAACACGGATTATCACCATTACTTGACCGTCATCATTTATTATTGATAAAAGCTTTTGTTGCTCCTAAATTCGGCATTGCTCCATTTAAACTCGAATCAAACTGGAATCCAGTAGATGAGCCTACAGCGGCAGAATTAGCAGATATCAACCTAAAGAAGGCACAAGCAGATAGTACTTATGTACAAACAGGCGCAATTGACGGTGTCGATGTACGCGATAAACTCATTGCCGATAAAGATTCAGGATTCAATGGTATTCAGCCTATAAGTGACCCGCTGAATATGGAAGAAAAAGTGGATAGTGATAATATGGATTAAAAATCAAGTTCGTAAATTCTGCCATAAACACAGGTATTAACAAAAATAAAATAATCTATACGGCGTTTAGCTTCTTTTGGATGTAAGCCATCTTCATCAATTAATTTTCGATATAATCGGCAAAAGACCGCTTCACCAAATTTGAATTTTAAAATAAATATGAATAATGCCCCGTGAAGATATAATTTTACCTTTGCAAGGGTTGTCCCCTCAATTTCAAGTTTAGCCTTCTTTTTGTCAAACTTTGTTATTTTCATAATTAATCCTTCGGCATAAATAAAATTGGCAAATCAGTTCTTTCTTTTACTTTTATGCCATTATTTATACTTTTAATATCGACATATTTAGAAATAAATGTAAAACCGCCAGCTTTCCAAAGTTCAAGGCATCTTATAGCACTTCCCGGTATTCGGGCCTCGCCTTTCTCCCACGCCCTCACGCGTCTATCACTAGTGTATAGCCATGCGCCAAATTCTTTTTGGGTCATGCCAGTTGCAAGGCGGCTTATTTTAAATTGTAGGGGTGTCATTTTTCTCCTTTATAATTTCAGCACTCACCACAATAGGCTATTCCCGCCGCTTGTCAAATGGATATTTCACTATACTTCAATCCCTCCTATAATCACCACATGAGAGCAAAACAAAAGCAAAATGTCTTACGTGGCAAAGCGTTAAATCCCAATCTTTCCGATGCAGCTAGGTATCAGGCAAGGCTTGATAAGCTCATTAAGCAAATGACAACTCAAGTTGAGGCCGAACTTAAAGCATTATTCAAAACTGAAACGGCAAAAGAATATTTCGCTACAGATGATACTTTAAGCAATCAAGCTCGCATTGTTACTAGCTTATTAATGGAGAAGTTTAACGACATATTCGCATTTTGGTCAAAGCCTATAGCTGAACAAGTCGTTCAAGAAGCTAATAAATCCAGTGAAGTTTCAGTTGCTTCAAGTCTTAAGGAATTATCAGGTGGCATGACTCTAAATGTCAAATCCATATCCCCAGAAATGCTTGATATACTTCAAGCCAGCACAACGGAAAATGTAGCATTAATCAAATCAATCTCCGAGAAATATCTTAATGGTGTTCAACAAGCCGTTATGCGCTCTATTACTCAAAGCGGAGGCTTACAAGACCTTATTCCCTATCTGCAAAAGAGCAAAGAAATAACTTATCGCCGCGCCAGAATGATTGCATATGACCAAACCCGCAAAGCCTACAATTCTATAAATCGTGGGCGCATGGAAAGGCTAGGTATTAAACAGTTTGAATGGTTGCATAGTGGCGGTTCGAACGAGCCTAGAAAGCTGCATATCGAACTATCAGGCAAGATATTCTCATTAGATAATCCGCCAGTTATCGATAAAAAAACAGGACAACGAGGTTTTCCTGGGGACTTGGTAAATTGCGCTTGTAGGTACTTGCCTATAATTAAATTCGAAGATTAACGTAATGGATATATCGCCATTATAAATTCTGTCTCATTATAACAATCAACAAAGTAAATATGGTTTAAAAATGCCACTTGCAAAAGGGTCAAGTCAAGCTGTCATTTCTCAAAATATTGAGGAATTGATGAATGCAGGACACAGCAGAGAACAAGCCGCTGCCATTGCTTATAAAGAAGCTGGAAAAGATACGGCTGATAGTGCGCGTGAAGTGGATAATAATGGATGGATTGAAGTAAAAAACAACCCATTATCGAAAGTTGGTGTGTTTCCTTATTCGGGCGGACAAGTAGGAGGAGACCCTACAAAGATTTATAATGTTTATAGGCCAGCAGAGGAATTATCACATCCAGAGGCAATAGATTCTTTGAAGTTAATACCATGGGTAAATGACCATGTAATGCTCGGAAGTAGTAAAGATGGATTAACACCAGCCGAAGAGAAAGGCGTAGAAGGTGTTATCGGAGAGGATGTTTATTTTAAGGACGGAATTTTATATGGGAATATTAAAATATTTTCTGAAAATCTCGCAAACTTAATAGAAGACGGCAAGAAGCAATTAAGCGCGGGATATCGTTGCGTTTATGATTTTGTAAGCGGTGTTTTTAATGGACAACCTTACGATGCGATACAGAAAAATATTAGATTCAATCACTTAGCTTTAGTGGATGAAGGTAGAATGGGTAAGGAAGTTGCCGTATTAGACCACGTTTATACTTATGATTCAATCGACATAAAGGAGTTCAAAATGTCAGAAAAAGAAGACGAACAAAAGAAGGCAATGGATGCTATGTCAGCACAGCTTGCAAAAGCTTTAGATGACATTGAAGACCTCAAGAAAAAAGCTGAGGAAAAAAAAGCAGAAGATGCTGAAGAAGACAAAGAGAAAGAGAAAAAAGCCGAAGACGATAAAGACGATGAAATGGCTTTGGATGAAGATAAAGACAAAGACGATGAAAAAAAAGGCATGGATAAGGCCGCAATGGATGCAGCTTTTGACGCTAAATTTGAAGGCCTTAAAAAGTCTATGTTTTCTGAAGTCACAAAACGTAATGCCTTGGCTGAACGCGCTTCTTACGACATTGGTACTTTTGATAGTTCTGAAATGACGTTGAATGAAACGGCGGCTTATATTGTTGAAAAGCTAGGCATTCATTGCCCTAAAGGTTCAGAGCATATCGCCCTTGATGCGTATTATCATAGTCGTCCTGTTGATAAAACAGCATATGCCCTTGATGCTAATGTTAAACCAAAAGAGGGTGTGTTTACAGACTTCTTAAAAAATAAAGGAGATAAATAATGGTAGGATTTCCACAACAAGCACCACTGACTACATATTCAGGTGCGGCAACTCCTGGTGATATCGCTTTTGATGCGCCAATGAATGCCAGCACTTATAATTTATATTCAGCTGGCACGCCTAATAAAGTAGGTTACGCTTATACAGTAACTAATGGCGCAATTCCTAATGGTTCTGCTGTCGCTCCTAATGCGGGTACGGCAACAGTTGGTGGTACTGGCAAATTTGCTGGTATTCTAGTGCAATCTAAACAATATGTTGGATACGGCACGACTTCCGGTGGTCCACTTGCTCCTACACTTACTCTCCCAGATTATCAATGGGGCGAACTTTGCTATTTCGGTCAAGTTTGGGTATATATGGACAATATTCCTAATATTGGTGATTTGGTAACTTATGACCCGCTAGACGGCTCGATTTCATCCATTACGCCAACTGTTAATTTTGTCGGTTCAAGTTCAACTACAACTCTTACAGTAGCTTCGATTTCTTCCGGACGTATTTATGTTGGTATGCTTATCGGAACTCCTGCGAATCCGGGTGTGACTCCAGGTACTTTTATCACAGCTTTAGGCTCTGGTTTGGGTGGTACAGGCACTTACACAATTAGCGTAAGTCAAAGTATTGCTGGTTCTACAGCTATAACAGCTCCTAACATTCCAGCTCCTGCATTTTCGGGTACTGCGACATGTTCTACCACAACTATGACAGTGGCAACTGTTGTATCTGGTCAAGTTTATGTCGGTATGCCTGTTAATGCGGCAACAGGATTCCCAGCAGGAACTGTAGTTACAGCTTTCGGTTCGGGCGTGGGTGGCACTGGAACATATACTATTAACACTAGCCAAACAGTAAGCCCAGCAGTAGCGATTACTGATACCGCTAATGTTTTAATCCCGAATGCGATTGTATCGCATTTTGATGTAACAACCGCAGGGCTGGCCGTTATCAGCATGACAAATCCATAGGAGTTAAATAAATGAGAGAAGCAACCCCAATTTTAAGTCATTTTAGCGGTCGTGAAATAGCGGCTATAAATGGATTTAAACCAAGAAACGCCGCAGACGGTCATTATTCAATGGATTCGATGGAGTCTATTGCCGAATTGCAAAAAGCTGGCATTTATCTAAATCGTTATAATACGCGTGATGCAATGGACGCTATTCAGCCATTAATCAGTACAGCATCAGTCGGTACTCCAGTACAGTTCGTGCAAGCATTCTTGCCTGGACTTGTAAGGGCAGTGACTAACGCTAAATTGATGGATGAAATCGTTGGCGTTACTACTATCGGTACTTTCAAAGATGAGCAAATCGTTCAGTTATTCGTTGAAAATACTGGTGTAGCAACACTTTACGCAGATACATCAAATGTACCAATGTCGGGTTTTAACCAAAATTTCGTATGGCGTGATGTGGTTCGTTATGAATCGGGTTTCGAAGTTGAGATTTTGGAAGAAATGCGTGGCGATGCTATGCGTATTAATGTAGCAAATGAAAAGCGTCTTTCGGTTACTGATTTCGTATTGGAAAGAGCAAGAAATGAAGTGGGATTCTACGGCTATAATAGCGGTAATAATAACACTTATGGTTTCTTGACTGACCCAAATTTACCAGCTTATGTAACTGTTGCTACAGGTGCGGTTTCAAGCTCTAAATTATGGGCTAATAAAACTTTCTTAGAAATCATTAACGATTTGCTTTTAGCTATTCAGTCATTGCGTACACAAACTGGTGAGCAGATTAATCCTAAACGCGTTCCTCTTACTTTGGTGTGTTCGACTGCGGTTGTGGATTATCTAAGCAAGCCTACTGATTTCCCAGGCCAAACTGCATTAACATGGTTACAAGCAAATTATCCTGGTATTCGTGTTATTTCAGCGCCTGAATTAAACGGTGCGAATGGTGGAGCTAACGTGTTCTATCTATTCGCAGACCGTGTTGAAGATGGTTCTACCGATGGTGGGGCAACCTTTATTCAGATGGTTCCTGTTAAATTTATGACTACTGGTGTAATAAAAGTTCTAAAAGGTTACAAAGAAAGCTTTGCAAATGCTTTAGCTGGTGTATTCTGTAAACGTCCCTTCGCCGTGTTTAGGGCAAGTGGCATATAACAGATACATTTAACTTATAGGAAGAGCTATGCCTTATATTTATTCTACACTTACGAATGATGTTGATTATGCGACTTATAAATACGATACGCCTTTGGCCAATGGTCATAAACAGGCACGTTTAGATAGGTCAATTATTATAAAAGGTGGTACGAATGTCGCCACGCCGATAAAAAGGCGTGGTGGCGAGCCTGATACTCCAATTGGAGTCAGAACGGAAGTTACAAGAGAAGAAATGGCTTTATTGATGGAAAATGAAACCTTTCTTGAGCATATGAAAAAAGGCTTTATTAAAGAAGATAGTCGTAAAGTTGACCCTGAAAAGTTAGCTGCAAAGATGGACATAAAAGACCCATCACGCCCACGCACTCCTGAAACTGATAAAGCCAGTAGAATTCCAGTGGCACAAGTTGCCTAGGAGATTATATGACTAATGTTATATTTAATCCCGCATTATTCAGGGAGCAATATCCCGCATTCCAATGTACTCCTCCAGCATCCGATTCGGTATTGCAGGGGTATTTTGATATGGCGACAGCTTATATAAGTAATAGGAATTGCCGTAATTATTGCTATCTTGGTAGAATGTCTTTAGCGCAACAAACTCAAGCGTTGTATTTAATGACGGCGCATTTAGGTACTATTGCACGTTCTGTTTATAATAACGATGCTATTGGCGTGATGACTCAAGCTACCGTGGATAAAGTTTCGGTAACACTTGAGCCTCCTCCCGCTTTAAATCAATGGCAATATTGGTTAAACTCTACTCCTTATGGTCAGCAATTATTAGCGTTACTACAGGTAATTTCAGTTGGTGGTTATTTTGTAGGAGGGAGGCCAGAGCTTGCGGCCTTTAGACGTGCGGGATGGAATTAACCTCGTCAAATCCAAACGCCTTACAGACAATTCAATTACGATTGAAAGAACTTGCTTCGCTACAAGCCAAAGCGGGATGGTTTCCTACAGCCAAATATCCTGATGGTACTTATGTTGCAGAAGTCGCTGCTCAAAATGAATTTGGCAATCCTACAAAGAAAATCCCTCCTCGTCCTACAGTGCGTCCCGCTGCGACTGAAAATCAAAAAGCATGGGAAGCAATAGCAGCGCAGGGAGCTAATAGAGTCTTAGTAGGAAAAGCCACCGCAAGGGATGTGATGGAGCTTTTAGGAGAGGCAGCAGAAAGTGCTATAAGAAAAAACATAGCAGCCTTAACCTCGCCGAAACTTGCAGAATATACACTTGCAAAGCGTAGAGAACGAGGCAATAGCTCAGAAAAGCCTCTTGTGGATACTAGATTGGAATTTAACACTGTAACAAGCGTGGTAGAAGATGCGACTACCTAATCTATTAAACGCAGCAATGAAATTAACAGGAAAGCAGAATTTTCTCTATATCAAATATCTTTCCCGAACTCCAAATGGTATAGGTCAATGGGAAACCACTTACGATATCCCTCGACAAGTTTCGGGACAAGTTCAGGCCGTGCCTAGAAATCTATTTGAAAAATATGGGTTGGATTTCCAAGGGACTTATTTAACATTTTATATATCAAAAGATATTCTAGATGTTCAACGTGATGTTTCGGGAGACCAGATTAAATTCGGGAATGATACTTATAAATGTCTCTCCGAAACTGATTGGTTTTTAATCAATGGCTGGACTGGTGTGATGGCCGTTAAAATTAATACGTAATGGATATATCGCCATTTAAAAACCCCTCTTATTGTTAAGGTAGAATTAACAATAAGGGTCATAATGACTGACAATCAGCTTTTTGCATTAATAACAAGTCAGATTAATCTGATGAAGGTGGCCGCCGGCATACCGGATATTGTTGTATTGCAAGCTTTTCAGCCAACACAACAGGGTGTTAAAACAGTCCCCGCAGCATACATATATAAAATCAGCGATAACCGTTATGGTTATCCTGAATGGACTGAGGTTTGGGATGAAGATTCTGAAACGATGATACATAGTGATTCGCAGCAATATCAAACTACTTTCCAGTTTTCCGCTTTAGCTACTCAAGACCCAACAACTCCGAGTGCTTTTACGGCTGCGGATATATTAAATCGTATTGCATATATTTTACAAAGTCAGCCTACAGTGGCGGCTTTTGAAGCACAAAGCGTAGGGATTTTAAGAGTAACAGATATTCGCAATCCATATTTTAAAGACGACAGAGCGAGAAACGAAGCCTCGCCTAGCTTCGATTTCGTCTTAACGCATAAGCAAATAAACCTCTCAATTACACCAATTATAACCACAACAGAATTAAACGTTTTATCTATATAGGAGTTATCATGACAACCACTATTCCAATTAGCCGCTATGTAGCCATTACCTCTGGCGTGGTCGGAGCCGCAGCAGTTCCAGAAAGGGAATTAATAGGCCGTTTCTTTACTGAAAACCCACTTGCGCCGACTGATACTGTTTTAGAATTTGAATCGGCAGCGGACGTAGGTACGTATTTTGGCTCGACTTCTGATGAATATAAACGCGCCGTTTTCTATTTCGGATGGGTGAGCAAAAATGATACTGCACCGCAGAAAATCAGTTTTGCAAGATGGGCGAATGTTGATGTAGCATCTACGATTTATGGTAATGTAGCTACTTATTCTGTAAGTCAATTTACCAGCGTTACAACTGGTGATTTTACACTTACTCTTGGTGGATTTACTCATCATCTCACAGGTATTGATACACATTTGGCAGGTAGCCTTGCAACGGTAGCTACTGATATTCAAACGGCTATACAAGCTTTTTCAGGTGGTGGCACGGCATGGACTTCTGCGACTGTAACTTATAATTCAACTCGTAAATCTTTTGATTTAGTTTCTGGTGATGTTGGTGATGATACTATTGCTGTGACTGCGGGTGTTGTTGTAGATATGGCTGCTTTATTGGGTTGGGAAACTGGTGCGATATTCTCCAATGGTCAAGATGCTCAAACCATTACCGAAGTGCTTACAGCTTCGGCAAGTACATCAAATAATTTCGGCTCATTTACATTTATTCCATCTTTGACACTTGATGAAGTTACCGAAGCTGCTGAATGGAATAATGCACAAAATGTACAGTTTATTTATTCAGTCGCTGTATCGGCTGCGAACGCTTCGGCATGGAATGCGGCTTTGGCAGATATCGGAGGTGTAACTCTTACACTTGCTCCATTATCTACTGAATACCCAGAAGAAGCCCCAATGATGATATTTGCGGCAACTGATTATGAAAAACGTAACAGTGTACAAAACTACGAATTCCAACAGTTCAATTTAACGCAGTCAGTCTCAACAACTGCTAACGCTGATTTGTACGATGGACTAAGCATTAACTATTACGGCCAGACACAAAACGCAGGACAGTTAATATCATTCTATCAACGTGGTGTGATGTTTGGCTTGCCAGTAGACCCGATAGACCAGAATCTTTATGCAAACGAGATTTGGCTTAAAGCGGCAATGACATCTTCATTGATGACTCTGTTACTAGCTCTATCTCAATTATCAGCAAACGCAACAGGACGGGCGCAAGTTTTAACAATCATCCAAGGTGTGATTAATCGCGGTTTGACTAACGGTGTTATTTCAGTTGGTAAGACTCTTTCCGATATTCAGAAGGCTTATATCACCAATGCTACAGGTGACAACCTTGCATGGCATCAAGTGCAAAATAACGGTTACTGGATAGATGCGGAAGTCGTACCATACGTTGAGAGCTTAGTTACAAAGTACAAAATTGTTTATACTTTGATTTATAGCAAAGATGACGTGATTAGAAAAATCGAAGGAAGCGACCAACTTATATAACATTATCGTTACAAATATAAAAGGATTATAAAATGACAGATATTTCAGGTTTTGGGTCGGTAATAGCAATTATCGCTTCTAATACATTCCCGATAGGTTTTCCTATTACTAACTTCGCTGATGATGCAGATGCGTTTGACTTCCCGTCAATAGCAATTGCAGATGCGGCTATGGGTGTAAATGGTGACTTCATATCGTGGGCTAAGGCTGTTCCTTTAAAGGGTACAATTAGCGTTGTGGTAGGTTCATTGAGTGACCAAGCCTTACAAACGATAGCAAAGAATAACCGTCCTAGCCAGAATAAACAAAATGCTGGTGACATCATCACTATGACAGAAGTCTTACCAGACGGCACAACTGCTACGTGGACAGGCGGAAAGATGACAGAAGCACCTTTTGGAAAGAGTTTATCGAGCGCGGGACGTTTAAAAACACGTACTTATGGATTTGCTTTTGAGAGCGTAGTGGGAGGTTTATAGAATGTTTGAGCCCAATCTCGAAGCGGCAAGAGCTGCTGGTTTACTTGACCCAACTCCATTTAGTATAACTGATACGGCTGGTGTAGTTCGTAATTTTATTTTGTCAAAACCGCCTGCTATACAAGCTCGTGAAATTATTGCTAAATATCCTGTAAGCAATATGCCTAAACTCGGAGATTATGCAGTCAGTGAAGAAATCATGCTTAAACTTATGTGTTTTGTAGCAATAGAACTTCCAGGCGGCATAATTCAAAGATTAGAATCTCGCATGTTGGTGGATAATCATGTCGGTGATTGGGAAACTCTAGCCAAAATCGAAATGGCAATGATGGAGAAAAATTGTAGTTTTTTTCGCAACGGGCGAATCTCGGATTTCTTAAACGAGTTCGCTCTGACATCATTACCGAAGATTTTAAAAACGTTGATGGCCTCATTGGGACAATCATCGCAAACGGATACGCAACCTTAAATGAACTGCTTACTATATACACAGTTGAGGATGCTTTTGTTATGTGGGAAATTATTGCCGTAAAAAATCATAACGAATATTTAATTCAAGAAGCGAATCGTATTAAAGCGGGGCGCAAATGATATTAGACACGTTTTATTTACTTTTCAAAGCCAATTCAGAACAAGCCGTCAAAGATGTCGATGCGCTTGATAAAAAGGTTGATAATCTCCGCCAGACAGGAAAGAAGCAATCTGAGCAACAGCAAAAAGATACAAAAGAAACCACCAAACAGCATAAAGACCTTAACGATATATTAAAAGATACTGGCTATCATTATACTAAAATCGGTGAAGGTTTGGCTCAAGTAGCAATTAGCGCATTATCAGTTGGTGCGGTTCTAAAAGGCATATTCCAAACCAGTGATATAAATTCTAACATTGCCGTTCAAAGTACATTAATCGGTAAAAGTGCAACCGAATTAAAAGCTTATGGCGCAGCAGCAAAAGCAGCGGGCGGAGATAGTGCAGCTTTTCAAGCGGAGATAGGAGCGCAATTCCAGCGGTTCGCATCTTTAGGATTGGATACTCCATCAATTGAGGCAGTGCTTAGAAAAGAAAGGGCGTATTTAAAACAAGCGGGAACTGACCCCGCCAGAAGAGAGCAGGCGTTCCAAAATCTGAATATTTCAGAAACAGGGCATAAACTTCTAACTATTTTATCAGACGAAGAATTTGAGAAGCAAATCGCTTTGACTAAAAAACTTTCCGACAATATGGAAGAAGGGGCGAAAACTGCGAGGGAATTTAGTCAATCATGGTCGGGTGTAGAAACCGCCCTTGAGGGTGTTTTTACTGCGCTGGGGAATAATCTGCTCCCTATTTTGACAGTACTTAATAAAGCCACAGTTGAAATCCTTAATCATTTTAAAAATACGAATTTACTACAAGCCAATCCAGCTACTAATTTAGGCTATACTTTATATGAAATAGCCAAGGCCAAACTTGGAGGGGGGGCGCAACCCAAATCTGGCTCTTTATCTCGCCGTGACCAAGACTTAGCTTTCTGGCAATCACAAGGTTATACAAAAGAACAGGCCGCAGCATGGGTGGCCGCCTCACAAAGAGAAAGTAATGGAAATCCCAATGCTATAGGCGATAATGGCCAAGCAAGGGGATTGTTTCAATGGCATCCTGATAGACAAGCTGCAATTCTTAAAGGCACGGGAATTGATGTAAGAACTGCAAGTTATGATGAGCAACTCAAAGCCGCAGCATGGGAGGCCGAACAGCGAGGCGATGCGGCCAGAATAAAAGCAACTCATAACGCAGCAGAAGCCGCAGCGATACATACGCAATATTTCGAACGTCCGGCTGATATTACGGGGGAATCAATAAGGCGTGGTCAATCCGCCCTCAACATTGCTCAAAGTATGCCTGTTTCGCAAAGTGGCGGAAGCAAAACCATTAGCGTTAAAATCGGCGATGTCCATGTACATAGCGCAGCCGCAGACGCAACAGGAATTGCAACCGACACGGCAAGCGAGATGGAACGCCAAATCAACATAGCTATTAACAATATGGATGATGGGGTGAAATACTAATGGCTGCTATATTCTCCGCATTATCAGTAATAAACGATTTGCTCAGCACTGCTATTAACGTGGATATTATCGGTATCTATGATGAAGAGTTACAGCCTTTATTTATTGATGTTCAATACTTACAAGGCGAGGTTAAGGAATCATCCCAAGTAATGCGCCATCCAGTAGAAACTGGCACGATGATTGCTGACAATCATATTATAAATCAAGTTGAGATTAACTTGTCATTGATGATTATGTCGTCATTTTACAACTCAATGTACAGCCAGTTAAAACAAGCTTTTGTCGAGGGGCGTAGTTTAACAGTTCAAACTCGCACAAGCGTATATCACAATATGATTATCGCCGATATGCCGCATCAAGAAAATGCTGATATTTTCGATGGTGTTGTGATGCACCTTCATCTTATGGAAGTTTTATATGTTGTGCCGACTTCGGTATCAGCACAAGCTGCACCTGCTAATTTCAGCCCAGAAGACCCTGTTAATTCCAACACGGTACAAGCTGGTTTGAAATCGCCACAAGCTCTTTCTACTACGAATATAGCAACTGTAAACTCCTCATTAACTTCTATAACGAATCAGGAGTGATATGCAGTCCATACCTTTACAAGCTATACCGAATCAATCTTTCTCAATAACCCTAGATGGCAATCAATGGAATTTCACATTGAAGACTACCAATGGGGTTATCTCGGTTACGCTTGCAAAGAACAATGTTACTTTGATTGAAAATATGCGGGCAGTAGCAAATGGTTTAATCATTCCAGCAAAATATCTTGAGGATGGCAATTTCCTATTTTTAACGCAGAATTTCCAACTGCCTGATTACACACAGTTTGGTGTTACACAACTATTAATCTACATTACAGCAGCAGAGTTAACGGCCTCAAGAACGCCGACATCGAGCATAATTACAGTGGCTTCATTTAGTCCTATTGCGGCGTTGCCTTTGAGATTCGCACCAACTGGATATACCGAAGTGACCTTTATAACTGATGATAGCGGTAACTTAATAACCGATGATAGCGAAGAATTTTATGTGAGGTTAGGATGAAGGCCTTTGACCCTCGCATAGTGCAAGTAACGATACAATTTCCTGATGAAACCTTAACGTTTGAAGGATTGTCAATCTATGCCTCTGGGCGCAAATATCGTGCCACTTTAAATAACACTTGTGAATGCCGTATATATAATCTTACGAAAGAACAGCGTAATTATATCCTATCTCGCACCTCTCCGCTTAATAACCCCCGCCAAAGAATCAATATGGCGATTAACGTAGGACGTGAGAGTTATGGAACGTTTACATTATTTAACGGTTCTATCGGAAGAAGTAGTGCAACACAACCACCTGATATTGGTGTTAGTCTTATCGCTTTAACAAACAATTTAGAAATAGGTGTAATTCTTGGCGATAACCAAGCAGGATTAGCACAGCTTAGTCAAATAGCTGCTAAAGTAGCCAGTAGTAACGGTTTGTCTTTGGACTTTAAAGCCACGGATAAACAGATTGCGAACTTCTCTTATAATGGTTCGGCAGCTTATCAAATCCGTGAATTAAACGATATGGGAGATATTATAGCCTCAGTAGATAATAATGTCTTAACTGTAGTCAATGTCGGACAGGCTAATAATGATGGTTCATTCTTGGTCAACTCTGCAAACGGTATGGTGGGTATTCCACAATTTACCGATTCGGGCGTGTTAGTCAAAATAATGATTAATAATATCGTTCAGTTGGGAAATAGGATAACCCTGCAAAGTGATATGCTTCCTGCCGCTGATGGGGATTATATCGTGCAAGGAATTATTTACGATGTGGCAAGCCGTGACCAACAGTTTTTCTATACTTTAGATTGCCTTACTATCACAAGAGCTTTTGTAGCGGGGTCATTATGACAATAGCCCCACCTTCAAGGAATATGGCAAAAGATGGTTCGCTTGCGGGAGCTTTTGATTTGTTCACATCAAAACTTCTACAAAGAACTGATGATATGCTTCCTGCCAAGGTGATAGCCTATAACCGTGTGACTAATCGGGCGCAAGTGCAGCCTTTAATCGTAACGGTAACTACTGATAACGTACAAGTACCTAAAGCGCAAATCGCCTCTGTACCAGTATATCAAGCAGGGGCGGGAGGATATGTAATTAGCTTCCCAGTACAAGCAGGGGATTTGGGATGGATAAAAGCTAACGATAGAGACATATCTTTATTTCTAAAGAATTACTCACAGGCTGCACCAAATACTCAACGTAAACATAAGTTTTCGGATGCGGTTTTTATACCCGATTCTTTCATGAAAGACGTTACTATCAATTCAGAGGATGATGCAAATCTCGTAATTCAGACAAAGGACGGAACTGTAAGAGTAGCAATATGGTCGAGCAAAGTAAAAGTCACCGCTCCGACAGTAGAAATAGTTGGAGGAACAGAAATCTCATTCACTGCTCCACAGGTGACTATCACAGCTTCAACTAACATTACTTTAGATACACCGCTTACTACAATCACAGGAGCTATCGAAGGTGGCACTAATCCTATGTATGCACAAACAACTACATTTAACGGTGATATTACAACAACAGGCGACATGGCCGCCGATGGTGATGTAACGGCGGACGGCGTTAGTTTACATAACCATACGCACGGTGGTGTTCAGACAGGTGGCGGAAATACAGGAGTACCAAATTGACCCGAACTTTAGGACTTAATAGTGGAAATGATATTTATTTGGGACAAGATGGAAACATCGTTTTGTTGAGTGGCTTGCCAGCAATCGCAGGAGCTTGTGAGACTATTTCAAAATCACAACTTGGCGAGATGGTTTTAACCACAACTCAAGGAATACCCAATTTTACTACTGTATGGAATGGAACGCCAAATTTAGGATTGTGGCAATCCTATCTTAGAAACGCTTTGCAAAATGTAGATGGTGTTACGCAAGTCAGTGATTTGTCTTTTACGGCAAAAGACGGTGTTCTTTCTTATACGGCGAAAATAAAAACAGCTTTTGGCGCAACTCAAATAAGTGGTTAATATGGCATATCAATATATAGATACTAGCGGTACAGTCGTTCCTGATTCATCGGAAATTCTTGCGGGCGTGCAAACTGAATATAAAGCGGCTTTTGGAGCTGCTGATTTAGTCGTTAGCTCAGATACCCCCCAAGGCGTATTAATTACCGCTGAAGCCCTCGCACGTATACAAGAGACAAATAATAATGCGGCTTTGGCTAACCAAATAAATCCTAATATTTCGGGTGGGATATTTCTTGACGCTATTATGGCACTTACACTTCCTTCTGGCCGTACAGCAGCGACACAAACGGTAGTTTCTAACGTAGCTTTAACAGGTGTTGCGGGAACAATTATACCAGCAGGAGTGCAAGCTAAAACCGGAGCGGGAGATTTGTTCGCTACACTAACCCAAGTTACTTTAGATGGAAGTGGTAATGCTACGGTTACTTTCGCTTCGGTTGAATTTGGCGCGATTCCTTGCGCTGCTCATGCGCTTAATACTATTGTATCTAACGTTCTGGGATGGGAAACTGTAGATAATAGTGCAGGTGGCGTGTTGGGTTCTGCAACTCAAAGTGACCAAGCCGCAAGAGCATTACGTCTTAATACTTTAGGATTTCAGGGCGTAGCATTGCCAGTATGTATAATTTCATCACTTTATTATGTTAATGGAGTGCAAAGCCTTTCGTTTCTTGAGAATTACAATAGTGAACCGATGGGAGCTTTGGGTTATGTTACGGGGGGTGATACGCTTGATGATACGATATGGGGTATATCAACAACGGGAAATATTGTTATTGGTACTGATGACATGGAATTTATTGAAAGTTTGCAGACTTTACCAATTCCTAATCCTTGGCCAATTGCCGCTTTTACTACTACAGGAAATATTGCTTTATCAGGACTTTCAACACGGATGGGTGGTGATTGGGGCAGTTCGCTAACTGGTGGTGATATTATTTTAGTAAAAGACCAGACAGATAAAACCCAAAATGGCTGGTGGGTCGCCGCTTCTGGTGCGTGGGCTAGGCAAGCATACAATACTAACGGTTCAACAATTCTGGGTTCAAATTCTGGTATATCGTTAATTAAAAATTCTTATTATGTTTGTGTTAATGGCGGGTCAGATATTGACGTGGCTTCGTCAATGCTCGAAAATAAATCCTCTGGTGCTGCATGGAACGGAAGTGTTGAGGTTGATATTATCGAGCCAGCCAGCACCCAATCTTATTCGGTATTATTTGACCGCCCTACAATTGTGGGAATAGTTGTTCGAGTTACAACCACAAACGGCTCAACCAATAATATCATTCAAGCGGTTGTTGATTATGCCAACGGCTTGATTAATGGAAGAGCAGGTTTTATTGTCGGTGCTGACGTCTCAACTTGGGATATCGCAGGAGCAATTTTAAGCCAATATCCTCAATATGATATTACAAAGTTAGAAATCAGTTATTCGGATAGTATTTCTTATGCCACTACTACATTGGCAATAGCCCTTAATGAAATAGCCTATACTCAGTCATCGTATGTCACGGTAGTAATAGCATGACAACAGACATTCAGGATATAGATTTTTCAGTCGATGTATTAAAAGCTTTGTTGTGGCAGTATAATGATGCGACAAATTTACGCGCATTACTCGAAGCTAAACAAACTTGGTATGATGAAAACCAGAAACAATTTTGGGAAGATTGGGTAACGAATGTTTTTGATTTAAGGACGGCGAATGATTTTGGTTTGTCGGTATGGTCAATAATTCTGGGACAATCACTTTACACCACTTTTGTACCAAGTGTAACAACGCCATTTTTTGGATTTGGAACGGGCAATGAAAATTTCGGAGTTTATAATTTTGGCTCATTAAGTGGCGGTAATAATGTCTATTCCACCGAAACTTCAAGAATATTATTACGTCTCCGTTATTTTCAACTTACAAGTAGCGGAACAATTCCAGAAACCAATCGAATGCTTAAATATATTTTCGGCGATATGGGTAATGGATATATCGTCGATAATCAAGATATGTCACAAACATATATGTTCGGATTTACTTTATCTTCCGAATTGAGATTTATGTTAGAAAACACAGACATATTACCCCGTCCTGCGGGTGTTAAAAGTACAATAGTGGAATTTTAGGGGTAAAACGTGCCAATATCTAATTACTTCGATATAGTATGGGCGGTAGATGGGGATATTACAACTATTCCTGATGCTTTAGACCCTAGTGGTTTTGTAAGTTTCACTCAGGGTTATACTAGTAATTACCAATCTCCCTCTGGTACATATCCAATCGAACGAGATAAATTCAATTATTTAATGAATCAAGTCACTGGCGCAATTCAAGCATATCAACAATTCGGCACTCCCCCATTTATTACTTCGGCGATGAATGGTGGTAGTCCTTTTTCATATTCAGCAGGAGCGAGAGTTCTCAAAAGTGGTGTAGTTTATACATCCTTGACCGATTCTAATACGCAAACTCCGCCAGATACTAATTGGACAACAGGAACTTCCGTATTAAAAGGCGGCACTGGTTTGACGACAATAACGGCTCATTATTTACCTATTGGTAATGGAACATCGCCATTGACTTTATTAGCTCCATCGGCGGCGGTGGGAATACCTTTAGTAAGTCAAGGTGTTTCGGCAGACCCCGCTTATAGTACGGTGATAATTGCTGGCGGTGGAACAAGTGCCACTACGGCTTTAGGCGCTTTTGACAATCTAAAACAAGCAGCAACAACTTCGTATGCTGGTGTAATTCAATTAGGCGCGCAATCTTTAGGAACTAATGGTTATCAAATATTTCCTGACGCAAGCGGAGGCACTCCTTTAATTATTCAATGGTGTACGTTAAATGTAGGTGCGAATACTACGGGTTCTGGAACGTGGCCTATTGCCTTTCCAACGGCTTGTTATGGCGCACAAGCTACAAGCACATTAAATCAAATTAGCGGCGGCAGTGCTGTGCAGACTGCAATGTCAGTAAGTGCAAAATCGACTTCGGGATTTACGATTGCTAACGATACTAATACGCAAGATGTTTACGTTTGGGCGGTGGGGAAATAATGTTTTATTCAAAATCAACTGGTGGTTTTTATTTAGAAGAAATTCATGGCGATAATATGCCAAAGGATTGCATAGAAATCACTGATAAGGCTTATCAGAAATTACTAGATGACCAGACTAAAGGAAAAATGATTGTTGCTGATGAAAATGGCAAACCTATTTCTGCATCGAGACCACCATTAAGCGATAATCAAATAATAATAAATAAAATTAAAGCATTAGAAGCACAGCAAACCCCTCGCCGATTGAGAGAATCATTTATAGACCCGACATGGCTAAATAAATTAGATAAGAAAATATCGGATTTGCGGGCGCAATTAACAGGAGAATAAAATGAGTGTAATAGATTTTACAACTGATACACCAAGTGCAAGTCAAGGCATGTTCGTTGCAACTTGGGCGAATTTAACCAGTGGCGATACCGGACAGCCTTTAGCATATTCGAATCTGGCTGATAAAACTGTACAGGTATTTGGAACTATAGCTGGAACATTAACGATACAAGGCAGTAATGACCCGCGCGTATTAACTGATTATACAAATAACACCAATACAGCCGCGTGGGCTACTTTAACAGATAATTTAGGCAATCCTATAGTTTTCGGGGCGGCGGGATTAAAACTCATCGCGGAGGCTCCAAGATATATAAGACCTAATTCATCAGCAACTCTTGCGACGGTTATCATTATCTCAAATGCGAGCTAACCATGTCAAGAAGACGCAGAAGATTATTATTAAGTGGAAGTGCCGAGCCTATTCCTGATGGTGCAATCACTACGGATGACGGCATATATATTACTACGGACGATGGTGTTTTTATTACAACTGACATTCCGTACGGCGTCATAACGACAGATGATGGCACGTATATAACAACAGATGATGGCAGATATATCATGATTGATATTCCGCTTGATACACTAACAACAGATGATGGATTAATTATAACAACAGATGATGGTCGATACATCACAACAAACACTTAGGAGATTTTAAAATGACGACTACAGTAAAAATAAGCGAATTACCAGCAGGACAGGCAATATCCCCAATCTCTGGCACTCTTCCAGTTGATGGAGTGGTAATCGGAGGGGTAACGCCAGAGGCAGGGCATTTTACTACTTTAGAAGCAACGGGACATACGACTTTTGAAGGCGTGACTTCCACAGGCGCAACTGGAACGGCTAAAATAGTGTATAGCAATACTCCGACTTTAGTATCGCCACTTTTAGGCACTCCGACTTCTGGTGTTTTAACAAACTGTACTGGTACAGCATCGGGCTTGACCGCTGGGACTGTAACAACGAATGCCAATTTAACAGGGGCGGTTACTTCTTCTGGTAATGCCACTTCTCTTGGTTCGTTTACTTCTGCTAATCTTGCGACAGCTCTAACGGATGAAACTGGTACGGGGGTAGCAGTTTTCGCAACTTCGCCTACTTTAGTAACTCCAAATATTGGAGCGGCAACGGGTGCTAGTCTTACTATCACAGGAGCCACTGGTACACTTACTTTAAAACAAGGTGCTAATGGTAAAACAGGTACGTTTGTATTAAATGGTGTTACTCCAGTGACTGTTAATAATACTTCTATTACAGCAAATTCAGGAATAAATTTTACATTAAAAACAGTCGGAGGAACGGTTGGAGCTTATCCTGCTATACAGACTATCACTCCCACAACTGGGTTTACCGTTGCTGGAACTGTTGGCGATACTTCGACCTATAAGTATGATATAATAGAATCGGCAGCATAATATGCAGTGGGAAACTACAGAAATAGACGAATGTACTAATAATAATGAAGCGATTATAATTCAGGCGCAAGGTGATAATACGCCTACAGTTTTTATATTTCCGTACGATATTTCTACCATAGATTTTGTTGGTACTATAAAATTCCCCGCTCCTATTGATTTGTTGGTAGGAAGTGGGATTACTATAATTGACGCGCCAAATGGGCAAATTAGTATTCAATTAACCTCTGAACAGACACAAACCGTACCAGAAGGGCAATATCCTTTTGATATATGGAGTAAGAGCTTAGGGGGAATTAATACACAAGTCATTACTGGATATTATAATATAAATAATACATATACGGTAATATCATGATAGAACTTGTTAATAATCAATTTGTAATTCAAATTTCTAATCAAGGCATTCAAGGCGTGGGCGTTCCTTCTGGTGGCACGACAAATCAGGTGTTAGCTAAAAAATCAGATACAAATTTTGATACTGAATGGCAAACTAACGCAGCTACGGGAGTGCAAAGCGTTTCTGTGACTTCCGCTAATGGCTTTGCGGGAACAGTTGCTAGTCCGACTAGCAATGCTGCTATTTCAATTTCAACTACTATTACAGGTGTTTTAAAGGGCAATGGTACGGCTATAAGCTCATCAACAACAACTGATTTGCCAGAGGGGACTAATCTATATTTTACTGATGAAAGGGCGCAAGATGCTGTTGGCGCAATGGTTGATTCAACTATCGTTTATGTTGACTCAACTCCTCTTTTAACTAGAGCGGCTTTAACTGGTGTTATAGCCGCCCCGCAAGCAAGTAATACAACAAGTTTTGCTGCTGGTACAGTTTCGGATTTAAACTCGCTCACGCCAACAGTTAATACTTTTGCTGCATTTTCAGCGACCAACCTTATTAAACAAACCGCCTCACAAGCCAAAACCAGCCTAGCGATTACTAATACCGATGTGTCAGGGCTTGGCACTTTAGCAACACAAAATGGCACATTTTCTGGCACTTCATCGGGTACGAATACAGGTGACATTACTTTTTCAGGAGAGAATTATTTAAGCCTAACAGGACAAGCCTTAACAGCTAACGCGGTAAATCTTGCTGGTTCTAACGTCACGGGCGTATTGCCAATTGCGAATGTTAATGTATCAACTTTAGTTCCCTATACAGGCGCAACAACCGATTTAACAATGGGTTCGCATAATATCACAGCTGCAACAGCGACATTATCAGGTGGGGCGTTAAAACAAAATCCAGTTATTACTAACACAGGAAGTGCTTATACTATAGACCCTGCTAATGGTGCGATATTTACTCTTACTATGACTAGCGCAACACCAGCTCTTACTATTGCTGCGGGAGCATCAAGTTATGGTCAATTAATACAAGTTAATCTCATACAAGATTCGAGCGGGAATCGTGCGCCCACTTTTTCAGGAGCTTCATACTATACGGGTGTTGCACCTACTGTTAATCAAGGTGTCGGTGCAGTTACAACGTTATCATTGATATGGACTAATGGGGCGTGGATTTTATATGAGCAATCTCCTTTAATCGGTAAAGCATCACAGGGTTATACTGGCATATCAAATCTCGATACCAGCACAATAACTCTTGGCGGCGCATTTACAATGTCGGGAGCTTATACTTTTGGCGGAACTTTAACAGCAAATACGGCGGTAACATTCCCAACTACCGGCACTCTATTATCCACGACAACAAACGCTGTAGTGGGTGATAATACCACAATAACCGGCACGACTTATACGCCAGTTGTCGCTGATGCGGGAAAAGAATTTTATTGCAGCAATGCCGCATCACAGACAATTACTTTTGACACGTATGCTAACCAAGCATTTTTACCCAATGCTGAATTGATTTATACATGGGCTGGAGTTGGTCAAACCATATTCGCCGCTGCTGGTGGAGTAACATTAAAAACTCCCAATTCAATGTTAAAAATTGCAGTGCTAAATGGTAGTGTTTTTTGGAAAAAAGACCCGACTGCTATTAATACGTGGTGGGGTTGTGGCAATATGTCAGCATAGGAATTGTTATGATTTATAAAAATAAACAAGGCGAAAGTATAATCGCTTATAGAATAACTAATGTTATTGAAACTATTGATAGTTATTCTTTATCACTTCCTGAATTCGGAGCTATTATAGGGTTTTGGAAAGATAAGCTAAACTTCATACCTCAAGTCGGAGATTTCTATATTCATAAAGATGAGATTATAGACAGTGAGGTTATGTCGGCTGAAAGCTTTCTTAGTTTATATACTGAGGTATAAAATGACATTTTCAGCCTTAGCGGGAATTATATCAGCCAGCAACTTAATACCATATCAAGGATTAACGGCATGGATAGATTATTCCGACGTTAACACCATCACAAAAGCTTATGGGAATATATCTCAAACAGGTTCGGGAACTTCTGGAACGACAACGATAACAGCGTCCTCTACGGTTGCGAATATTGTACAAATTGGTATGAAAATCCGAATAGGTGGCACTGATATTTATACGGTGTCGAATGTTGTGACCACAACAATAACAACAGTTGAAACGTTGAGTGCGACTTATACGGCGGGTTCAGCTCTCGCACTTGACCAGATTTCACAAGTTAATGATAAATCGGGATTGGGAAATAACTACACCCAAAGCACCAATAGCAAAAAACCAGTTTACACGCCAAGTATTCTCAATAGCAAGCCAGTTGCCATATTCAACGGTGCAAATGTTATGGCCGCACCTTCGGGATTATTTTCACTTCCTAATGGAGGTAATACTTCTTTTGTTGTTTCCAAAAGAAATACCGAAACGGGAGCGCAACAATATATTACAACTTTGACTGCTGGTGGTGTCGCAAGACGACATTTTCGATATGCCGGCACTGCTGGTTCAATAGCGTTTTGGAACTCAAACGCAGCACCTGGCACTGAAATTGCTAAGACTGGGAATACTAATACAAACTTCAATATTATTCGAGGGTTAAGAAACGGTACTACACTTACTGTTGCGGTGAATAATGGGAGTGCGGTTTCTAACACTAATGGTGCAAGTGCAAGCGATGTTGACGGTGGTTACATTGGTTCATTAACGGATGCTTCTAGTTGGTTAATCGGAGCGGTGGCAGAAGAAATTGATTACAATCGAGTTTTAACAGCCGCCGAGATTATCCAAGTAAACCGCTACCTCTCCGCAAAATATGCAATTACAATATCGTAGGTGGCCATGCTTTTAACTCCTCATTATAACGGATATTTAATACCACCTACAGGATTTAGTATATCTATTCCGGTTAAGGTTTTTTGGAACGGCCTAACCTATATCACCAATCTAAACCGTTTTGATTATCAAATTTCTGCTTCAAACAGTTATTATCTTGCTTCGTGGGGCAATGATAGCAATAGTGGCACTTCGCTTAATAATGCCTTCGCAACACCTAATGCACTTATCGCCGCAGCCAACGCTACGGGCTTAGGTGCTAATTTCTTTGTGGATGGTACTGGTAATTATGTCTATGACCGCAATAAAGCGTGGACAACTTCTCCGACAGTGCCAGTTAATGTTATTGGAATAAATGGCACTCCTACGTTTTCAGCACGACAAGATTTAACTTTCTCAGCATTTAGTGGTGCTGCATATCAAGCGACTAGAAGCTCTATTTTATGGGAGTTTGATAGCGCAATATTGAATGCCAACGGGGACGCTTCAAGACTTGCGAAAGTTGCAGATGCGGCAACCGTAGTATCTACTGCTGGTTCATTCTTTACCGATAACGTAACTCTTTATGTTAGAACGGCAGATAGCAGGAATCTTGCTACAAGTTCACTTGGCATGTTGAATATGCTAAAAATCAATCCACCTACGCTGACCACAAATAACAATATCTATGTCGAAAACATTAACTTTGAAGGCTTCCAAACAGCAGCCTTCAGTATTTCCAATTCATCAAGCAATGATACTATAACAGCTTATTTCCGCTCTTGTTCATTCAAATATGCGAATGATTCTGGCAGTTCAGAATTAACTGGTAACGGCTTGGCTATCTTGGGAGCAGCCAAGACAATTCTTGATAATTGCGTTACAGCTTCAAATTTCTTAGATGGCAATAACTACCACTTCAAGAATACCGTCATACCTCATGCAGTCGAGTTTAACTGCATATCAAGAGGAAACGGCTATAGCACTATCACCCCAGAAGCAAACAATGCCTCAACAATTCATGATGGCGGTAGAATAATCCGTGTTAATGGACAATATTATGATTCTCAAGGGCGCAATCTTCATGATGTTAATGCAAATGCCGCAACCGAGGTGCAATCTTGGAATATAGGCACTAATTCGCATAGTTCACGAGCATTAACTTCAACAGGCGGTGCAAATTATGCCTCTGGCGATGGCACTGGTGGTCACACTAAAATGTGGTTAACTAATCCGTTATCCTCTGGCAGTGTCGAGGATTACATTATTAATTCAGGTGATACTTTACTTTACAATCTAGGTAGTCAGGCCTCTGGCTGGACTGGTGTAAATAATGGTGGAACTTTATCAACATTTACTCAGGGGTATTAAATGACCACACAAAAATCATGGCATGTAGATAAGGCCGTTTCTTTAGGAATATTGATTGCTTTAGTATGCAATATATTTGCTGGTATCTGGTATGCCTCCAAGATAGACTCACGGGTTGCGGCTTTGGAGGTGGCGACAAAAGATAATACACAAGTATTTGAACGCTTAGTAAGAGTAGAAACTCAACTTGATAATTTCAAAGACGCTATTAACCGTATTGATTTGAGCGTTGCTAAAATGGCGGATAGAAGTAGATAACTTTGTAAACCTTAGTCCTGTTTATTGTCAACTTTAACTCTTTGCTGACGACATTGATGTCGTCAGCAAACTAACTATTCCAAATCCTCTGGCTCTCTTCTGCTTGGGCTAGCATCTGATTCCCCTTGTAGTATTTTCCTTACACCGCTCGACAAAATACCGGCGCGAACCATATCACAATCATAACTGGTATCCGCCTCATAAATCTTAAGTACCTCATCAATGGCTATTAGCTTTTCGGCCATCCGTTCGCAAAAATAAGTGTAATGCTCTAAACTATCTGGTACGATTTGTTTATGTAGGCGCACTTCATCCATAAATGGTTTAGTCATTTGTTTTTGCCCTCATAATAGGAAATTAAAGCCCACCCCAAAGATATAATCAGTATAAAAACAAAATTCATAATCGGAAGGTGTTCGCTCGCAATTCCAATAGACATCGGACATAAAAAGTCAATTAATCGAAAAACAAATTTTCTACTCATATCACTCCCCCATAGCCTTAAGTTGTCGGTAAAATTTAGATTCATGACAACGGGCAGCATTATCACCACATGGCCAAGGGGCATTAGGCAGTTCCCTAGCTATAGCCTTTATGGCGGCTTCTGCTAAACCCCGATAATGAAGCAATACATAATCAGTTAGGTCTTCATAACCCGAGTTATTACCATCTAAATCTCGCTCATAAAGAGTTTTTGCCACCGCCTCGGCCAGCTTCTTTTCGTCCATCATTTCGCAACCTTTTTTATAATTGCATCTAAATCTTTTTGAAACTCAGGATACAAATCAACCAACGCCTGTAATCTGCCTATATGCCAGTCAATCTGCATCTTTCACCTCTTTTATTTCGTAGCCTTGTTTTAAAACATGTGTCAGTATTCCTGTTTGAGTATCGAACGTAGAATCTCTCCATCCTCTTTCATAAGCAAATACAAAAGCGGATTCATAATTTCCGTAACGTCCTTTAAATTCAACTCCGTCTTTTAATAAGATATACATCTAAGCCTCCTACTTATTTAAATACCAGTCCGCAAAACAGGCAACTATCATAATTATCAACATCCACGTATAAGGAGCTTTAAACCCAGCCTCTTTAACAATCATAGCAATAATACCCATATTAGCTGCTGCTATACTTATTAATATCGGTATATAGATAATTTTAAAAATCCAAGTTTTCATTTCACCTCCTTCTCTTTTTGATTAATTTATAAGGGTTATTTATTGATGTGCGATAAAGATGTTTTAGTCTCCTTGTCACATTGCACCTCAATATCACATACCACTCTTTTCCACTACTCCAAGCCGCATTCGCTTCTTCTCCCCTAATTTTCTCAATTGCGAAATAATGCTTCCAACAAACTATTCTCATATTTCTAAACTGGGCGTTTTCAGGTATTTCAATACCACCATCTGCCGAGCCGCAAATATCACATAGCTGGCTCATACTTACTCCTTGTCTATTCAGGTTGAATAGGGGAGCTTTTCTGAGAACTTTTGATGCCTTAAGCCATGCAGACACACGCGCCCTATTAACAGCAGCACTTTCATCATAGCCACTTCCTATAATTTTTACATACTCTCTAATGGTTTCCATTGTCTGAGAGTGCATATCATGAGCATCATATAAACCTTGCAAAGCCTCTCTCGCCTCCTCTAGCTGGGCGGTGAGGGTGGATATTCGGGTGTCAGAGGTGCGGGTGTTCCATCTTTGCGGTGTTTGCCATGTTTCGCCTGTCTCAAGGCGGCATCCGCAATCACAACATGAATATATAGTAGATATTCTATTTGTACCTTGCTGCTCTATCACCGCCTCGCCATTGCAAAAAGGGCAGTTCTTAAGTTCTATATCTTCCATTTAACTATTCTCTCTAGGTGGTTGGGGTAACTCTATTAAATCTAGCCCATCAATTCTGGTAATGTGATTTGTATCTCGAATATGCACTAATGCACCTACAAGCTGGTCTATGTACTCGTCTTGACGGGCGATTAAATCGGCGGCTCGGCGCAATATTGGTATATTTAATGCTGTTGCTTCGCCTGTAGTAATCTTATCACTATCAGAAATAAACCCCTTAGCTTCACGCTTTAGCTGCTCTCTCATTTGTCAACACCCCCATAATGTCCCCAGTAGTTCAGATAGGGCAATTTCTTTAAATCTTTACACAAATCATCATTCACTAAAGGCATTGTATTCCAGTCGATAAAATGCTGCGCTACTATTCCGATTTTCTCAAACTGGATAATTCCATTTTTTAACCAAAAGACAAATTTATCACCATCGCTTGCAAAACAATCTTCTATGCGTTTTGGTAGTTCTTTCATTTACTTGTCCCCAACTTGTTTATAATCCCAAACTCCATCAATATACCGGCTATTAGTTTTACCGCATTTCTCACACCTTTCTAGTATGCAGGTGTGTTTGATACCAGGCTCGCCTAGCGATATGTCTCGGCTGATATGACTATTTATAATTTTCCATTTATGAAAACAAAACATCATCCTCTCCTTATTAATTGGTGGGTGGTGGTTAGGGTTTCGCCAACATCTCCTCTCTCTGTAGTGCTCTATTTGACACGCCGCCAGCTGTCAGTTATGTGTTATTGAGCTACACCACCCATAAACGGCTATGCCGCATCTGGTTATTTATCCATATGAAGTTTATTTGTTGGCATTCCCCTTTTGCAATCGGGACAGTAATAAACACCACATGCATTTGGATATTTTACATCCTCTGGCTTCTCTCCTTTTAGAACTTCAAGGGCAAAATTATCAGGCCATTCGTTAACAGGTTTTACTAGTGACTGTCCTATAGTAAATTCTGCTCCACGCTTATAAAAACATTCATGCGGCGCAACTCCATAATACGGGTAATCCCCACATTCTGGATTTTTACAGATTTGTACTTCCATACTCTTCTCCTATAAGATGTTACTCTATGTTTAGTTCTTTAAGTGTGCCATTAGCGACAAAGAAAATATCATCCCACTTTTTGGCAGTTTTTATTGTTTTTAAGGCACGCACAAGCTTCTCCTCTCTTTCGCTGAGGGCTTTTATAAGCGCCAAGGCATCCACCAAAGCATTAAATGCCTTGACATGAGTATCAAGCTCAGAATATCCCGAACCAATATCCTTAGCTATTTTATCCACTCTCTTTTTCAAATCCTCTATCATTACCCTTACCTCCATTTTATACCACCAAACAACGCTATCAGGCAAAGAGTCGGAAAAAACACAAAGAAACGAACATCCGCTTGCCCCGCCCAAACTGAATAACCCACAGCAATTATATTAAGCAAAATTAGCTGAAACCAGTACATTACCCTTACCTATTGTTAGTTGTTAAATTAAATAACTTCTCTAATATTTTTAACAGCCACGTCTTCGTTCCCCAGAAAACAAAAGAAGTCGAATTTATCTTCTAGCTTTAACCCATAAAGCTTCTCAACTTGATAGTCGTATCTTGATGTTAAAAAGTTTCTAATATCAGAAGAGTTAAAATAACCCCGCTTCATCACCAATAACAATCTATCTACAAGTGGCTCTAACCCATTATACTTACTCACCACACCCTCCTATTTTAACGTTTCTATATAAGCCTAAAATATTGAATAATTTCGGCTTCTGGCAATTCCACCGCTTTAATCTGCTTTTTGCGGCTATCTTTTTGCAAGTCGATTGCCACCTCAAGAAGCAACGGAACATCATTAGAGTTAAGTTCGTGCAAATCTTCAGCCTTTAGCGGCCTTCTGTTCCTACGGCCACCGATTGAGATAAAGTCCACCCTTGTGACTTTATCTTTTAGCTCCGATATGCTATCGACTTTTAGAGCGAAGGTCATAAAAAGTGTCGGGTGGTAAAAACGCATAACCCATTTTTTAATGAATCGATTATACAGACATTTTACCAACCAACCATTTTCTGATAATGTTTGGGTATTAGTATGAAAGCCAGCCCATTCAAAAGATATAATAGGAATATTAGTATCATCACAAGGTACGTAGAGCTGGCTTATCATTATTTTAACTCCTTCAATAAGTCATTAAGCTCACCCTTCTCAACTTCCTGTTCTTTCAATAAGTCTTTCAATTCACCCTTTAAAGTATTGCAAACTTTCTGGGCGTCACGAATAGCCTTAATTTTATCAACCACTTTAGATTGCATCGCCTTAACGGCAGCCTCTCTAATGTTGTTAATACCGGACTCAACCGGACTAGCTTTCTTATTTTCATTAATGTCTTTTACGTCTGACATATCAGTCTCCTTTTTAAGTTGTTGTGCCGCTACTTTCCCGACTGGTCATTTTTTAAACTGTCTATATAAGCCTTAACCTTGTCTACCCATTCAGGACGCCTGATTAAATCTTTGATGATTTGCACTATACTTGCGGGCAACCAGAATTCTTTATGCAACAGCCCTGCTTGTTTTTTTTTTGCTCTGCGTTTTCTCTGACGAGCCGCATCTGATTCAGCCATTTTACAAACCAATTATTTCTTTAAAATTTCTTCTAGTTTAGGCGACCATTGCGCAATCTTTGCTTTTAAAGCAGCATCCGAACTAAAAATTAGGAACAGCCCCAAACAAATTGTTACAGAGGTCGGTAAAAACATCACGGAAAATATCACCGCAACCCCCTATCCACGCACTTAAATCTGTTAACTGATTGATAATATATTTTTTAAACATGATTTTATCCTAAAAATGTGATATAGTTAATTATCCTAATAGGGGGTGGGGATTATTAGTCCCCACCCTTTCTTAATTAGTCGTTTAACGCACCGTCAAAAGCCTTGTAGAAGTCAACTTCTTCAAGTTTCTTAACATCAACGATGTCATATTTAGCACCTGGAATAGCATCATCAAGTTTCGTAAGGAACGCATCCAAGTTAGCTGAGCGATTACCAACAGTCACAAAAGAAATTGCGAACTCATGCTCTTGCTTAAGTTTATTGGTAATGTTTGCTATAGTTGAGAATACTGCGTTAGCGTCCATAGGCTCACCATCAGTAAAGATAATAAGAACAGTTTGCTCATTCGCACGAGTTACATGTTCGTCATACGCCTTTTGGATAACGGCATCGGTTCTGGTGCCACCTTCAAGGTTTAAGCCAAGAATCTTATCAGCAACTTCGCTAATTTTATCAGCAGCCACATCAGGAAAGGCGTGTACATTCATGCCAAACGCATAAAGAGATACACCATCGGTATCATATTTACTAGCTTCTGTAGCAAAAGTTCTAAACTGTTCAGTCGCATATTTTATACGCGATAATCCTTGTGGACAATCTGTAGCTGACATCGAAGCGGATATATCCAAAGCAACAATAAAATCGTCACCTTGATTTAATTCTAAATTATTACTCATTTTAGTCTCCTAATAGTTATAGGCAAGATTGGCTTCTAACTTTATATAGCGTGACTAGTCACGAGTCAACAACTATTTTCTACACTTCTCACATTTTACATGTAATCCATAAGAATCTATATGAGGGTAGTTAGGTTCTATTATGCAATTTGTTAGTATTAGGAGTAGAGCTAGTACTAGTAGTTTATTCATCAATTATCGCCTTCTTAAAACAATTTATCATGTATTCCGCCATGAGTTTGTAATCTCGCATTCGTGAAGCTTCCAAATCCCTCTGATTACGTCTTGCTAGATTTTCTTGGTTTTGATACCATTCTAAATGCTTGTCGAACTCTTTTAATAAAATATCGGTGTCAATCTTACTCATCGCTTTCAAGCCTCCTAAGCTCAATTATTTCTGATATTTCAAACAACCCGGTTTCTTTTAAGCTACTCACGAAATTCTTTGAAATACCATAGCCCGTATCATGGCACATCCTCGATATGTTGGCTGTTGTGCAATTCATAGCCTTACCCAAATCTTGCATTTTCATATCTTTATCAATGAGCATTTTCTTTAAAGCTTTACCAAATTCAGTTAACATACATCCTCAATAAAAATTATTTTAGTGTTGGCGTTAAAAATATACAACTCACCGTTTCTGACTTGTCCCCGCCCGCTTGCGATAAGCTCATCGAACAGCGCAAATTTATCCAGCGCAGGGCATTCCAGCTCTAGCGGTGGAATGCCAGTTGCTTTCTTGGCCTTTTCGTAATCGCCCCATAGTTTGTTTATAATCATCGATGTATCCAATTCGTTATAATCGTAATAATTGCCTTTGCAGAATACCAACCTACTGATATTATAAATACCATCAAGAATAGGTCACATGCGCTTTGAGGGGTGACTATCATTTGTTAGCCAATATTATGACTATAAATGTCAATTGGAATATTATAAGCAACAGATACCAATCAGTTAACAGCATGGCTTCCCCTCTATAACATCCTCTACCGTTCTAGCCTTCGCCTCTTTTGGCTCGCCTACATAATGACCCGCATAAAAAGCAAATACTATAAAAGCTACTACTATAAGCACCAGATAAATAGTAACCGGTATTGGTTCATCATCATATTTTCTAGACATGTTGATTCTCCGATAAGGTGCGAACTAAAAGATTAATAGCACTTTGGTGGATAGGATTTTTAATATTTAAAAAATTACGCGAAACTTCAATACCCATTCTTAAATGCTCATCAGGCAAATTAACCACATCCTCATTGAACATAATAGCAATTGGTATTTGAAAGATTCTGGCAATTATTTTTAACTTATGGGGCGGAACCCGATTGTGACCTTTCTCATATTTTTGCAATTGTTGGTGGGTAACATCTATTTTACTAGCTAATTGTTGGCGTGACCATCCACGGGCTATTCTCGCCTCGTGAATTTTTAAACCAATATCCACATCAAACTGTCTACTTTCATCATTAGCTCTAGGCATTAAACTTCTCCTTTAAATAATCGTTACAAATTCCATTAATAGCCATAATTTCCCGCTCAATTGGTTTGTGTTTATTCTTATCCAAAAAGGAGGAGCTTAAAGCTGATATTCTCAAGATAACCTCATTGGCTTTTGCTATGCTAAAATGACTAGCATTTTCTAAAGCCATAAAAATATCATGTTCTAATGTTTCGCTTTCCATATCAGCACTTCCTGCCAACCGTTTAGCTTCTTCGTCTAGTTTCATATTCTCTCCTAAAGTTTTGATAGGTTATCTGCGTATTTATTCTCTAGTTTCCAGCTATCGAATTTAATTAGCATTTCCTTGAATTTTTCTTGTGCATTAATATTAAATGCGAGTTGAGAGCGGGAATTTATACCGCAAAAATTATAAATAGCTTGAGCCGCACTTTTTTCGCCATCTTCATAATATGTCCCATGCTTTTCCCAACAATATTCTTTGAAATGTCCATCTTGGCAAAGCAATACGGCTCTCGTCCGCAGTTTCCCCCCCTCTGTTTGTTGTATATCAGACTTAGCAAGAACAGGTGGTTTGTTGTATGTTGAACTATCCAGCAATGCCACCGCAACAGGCTTGCTTTCGCCTCCTATCGGCATCCCCAAAGTGTTAATTACATGTTGAAACAATTCCTCTGGCACTTCAACTTCTAGGATAACAACTTTGCGAGTCTTCACGTGTTTGAAATGGGTATAATCGCCCCGAACTATTGCATTAGTCGACATGTTTCCAACTTCTCCTGTTTTTTATATCCCATATGGTTGAGGCGGCGCAATTATACATTCTTCCTATTTTAGCATTTGAATATATTTTCTTGTTAATAAGTAACCTGATTTCTTTGATTAGAATATCATTGAATTTTGCACCAGTGACTCTTTCTCCTTTTACGCTCAGGCCAACACCCGATTAAATCCCTCTCCCTCGATTTTCCACATGTCTTTTTTCTTTAGTGGTACTACTGCCATATTATTTTCCTATAGTTTGGTTATATAAATTAGTTGCTATTTCCTTAACTTCATCAAGACTAAACCCATATTTAGCCCAGAATGTCTTTTCACCTATTCGGTGTAGTTCTGCATGATGCCCGACTGAAAGAGGCACTACCCAATTATCACCTACTTTCTTAGCCATTCCGCCTTCGTGGATGAAGGTTAAATGGTGGGCTATAACATGACCATTACAATGCACCCCCTCGCTATTGGTTATCAAGCAAGGTAAACTCCGAACTCTCCGTAAATGCTGGGGGCTGCGGATTGGTTTAGTTTTCATCTCAAAGTATCCACGTTAACAAATTTTACCATATTAAGCCTTTGAGCTATTTGCCCCATTGCAAATTTATCTTTATGCCGGTTCCAAAAACCTCGACAACAAACATCTTTTGAATGGTGGCAAACTCTATGTCCTTTAAATCCGCCGTACTTATCTGCGACATCTCCTTCAAGTTTTTTCAAACTCAAAGTCGAATCCTTCCGATAAATACAAGTGCTACAAGCCTTCTTTTGAACTTTGAACATTATAAATAATACCCCTCATCCTGTAGTAGTTTTAATAATCTTGGAACATGTCCCAAAGCTGAATCGTATAGTTTTTGTATTCCGTCAATATATCTAGTTCCATCATCCCGAACGGTATAATAAAAATCACGCCATATCCGATACAAGTCACTTCCTTTTTTAACATCCACGGCATTGTGGTAGTAAAGCAGCATTCCTAGCCTAGTAACAATTATAAACGCCTTTTGTGTGGTTATCTTTTCCTTCGCAAAATAGGAGTTGCATAAATTCACCAGCCTATCCAGCCGCCTTATTAACTTTGCATCGCCAGCATTTTCAAATATAACATCCTTCAGGATGGGATAGACATTATAAAAAGGGCTTTCTTCTTCCTTACAATCTCCATCCCGCAGTTTCATTATGCTAATCATCAATGCGGGAAGTAAGGCATCCTCTATCCTATGCCTGTCTATTTTACACATCGAACTTTCTCAAAATTTGCTCTACCATGTCTTGAAGTTGTTTCTCAAAAAGCACTATTTCGATTTTGAGATTGGTAACGTAATCCAAATCGGGATAAACCCTTTTTATAAACAACGGCATGTTGGGGCAGTAAGATACATAATCAAGATACTCTCGCCCACTTATCCACAATCCCCCTTGAATCTGCGCTATATTTTCACTTGGAATTTTATCACTTAATAACGTTTCTGCTTGAATATGAGCCAACCTTGATTTGATTTCCACAAGGCCATTTTCAGCAATCAAACCATCAGGCGAATAACCAACATTGTCATTTTTCATAAAGCCGCACTCAACAATCTCGACTCCTTTGTATGCCTCATAAAGCTCCCGTGCCGTGCCTTCCTGCTCCTTCCCACGTTCCATGTGACCATTGCTGTATGATTCTGCTGGATTGCCTGTAATGCGCTCCCCAGCTTTTTTAAGCATTAATGTCTTTCGTGTTAATCCGGCGCCCTTTGCAAGCAATTGACTGAACTCACTGCATGTAATAAGCCCCGCTCTTGCAGAAAACCATTCTGGCGTGCCTTGCTGGCAATCAATAATTTCCAATCCCATTACTTTTTCTCCGCAATTGATTTATTAAGTTTTGCTATTATTTTATCAACATCGGCTTTGGCAATATTCAAAATGCCTCCGGTCTTTTCATCAAAACTTGCTTTTTGTTCGTCAGTTAATTGTCGATATAATTTTCCAATAACATCACATTGGGTTTGCGTGGCCATAACAACCTCAGCAGATTTGCCATTATCATCTTCACCGCAAGTAACGATATTTAATATAGCACACATAGCGTAACGCTTGCCATAAGAAGTAGAAGAGCCTACTGCTTGAACATTATTTTTGTTACCACTTGCATCATGAGGAAGTGATATATCTGTAGTTTCGGCATGACCGCCCTTATGAGACAACAAAGCCGTAACAATGATTTGATTATTAGCCTGGCTTATTCTAAATGATATTGCAAAACCATACTTACTCAGTACAGGCTGAACTGCTGCATTAATATTTTCAAAAGAGGCGTACTTGGTATTATGACCATCCGCTTTCTCTTCTATCTGTGGCAATTCTGCTTGCATAAATGAAAAATCAGCATAATATTTTTGCTTGGCAACTCTGGCCATTTCCTGATTTCGCATTTCCATTAAGCGTTCCATCTTGGCTATGTCAGCATCAGGATTTGAAGCCACACGCTCAATCATTGACAACATGGCATCTTCGCTAGACACAGTGGCAACCGTAGTATTTTCATAGTTTATAATTTCTTCGCTCATCTTAAAATCCCCATATCAAATAGTTTATCCATTCCCAAATCCGCTATAATTAGCACCAGCGCACTGGCTATAATTAGCACCAGCGCACTGGCTATAATTATCATTTGAATTTTAGTCTCCATCCTAATTCGCATTTTAAATCCTCCTGATTATTTATGCTGGACTTTTTTGCCCTTTTATTTTCAACGGCAACTTTTCGATTTGCTATTAAATGTAATATGGATATTGTACTGACTACCTGTACAGACTGTATCCTGCTAACTCTTTTTGACATCGCCGTACCCCATAAGTTTAATTGCGTAATGCTTCCGTAGTTTTCTAAAAGCCTTATTTGCCTTTGCGGAGGCGGCTTATAAGTCCTTATGATACTCCGCTGATATTTCGTTTTCCTGCTGTTTAACCCACCGACCGATTGAACCCTTAGTTGGCTCT